GTAACCGAAGAGTACTAAGTTCATAACTAAATCATCATGATTGCCATCTGATGCTTCATACGATTGTCCTCTTGCTTCAAATGTAGATATCTCTAAGATAGTTTGTTCGTCGACGATATCTAATTTTCTTTCTTCGAGTAAGTCCTTAAATGCTGAACAACCTAGTCTCTTCGTCTTACGATTAATCTCAATACCGAGAGCATTTGATTTAACGGTTGATTCAGCATGTACGTTTTCATATTCTAAATCATGCCATAGTCCATTTGTTACTAGAGATCCTTGATCATTTGATTCAATTACTACATAAGCCTTATTGTAGACACTCGCATATTTATAGATAATATTCGGGAAGAGTATTGGAGAGATAGTGTTGTTGCGATATACAGCAACCTGTTCAAACGGGTGTACGCTAATATCGATCAAATTAAAGGTAGAATAATCCTGTCCTCTTCCCTTACTTACATCTACGCACATTACGTACTGATGTTTTTCTACTGGTTCCTTATAAGCTAAGAACTTTCCCCCTTCGAGTACCTTTTTTGGTTGTTTAGCTCTTAAACCCATTAGAGTTTCTGCATTAATGAGTGTATCACCAGTACCAAAAAATGTATTACCAAATTCTTGATCAAATTGTAATTGACTTGTATTTGCTATAGTTTGGGAACGCCAATCATCATCACGACCTGGAACATCATACCAGTCGACTCGAAAAGCCTTAAACTCATTTACTCCTTGTAGAGCTCCTTCCCAAATCTTGTGAAACTGGTTACCAATTCCATTAGCTGTCGATGTAATAATGACCTTAGTGTCTTTACCTGACGATACAACCGGATACGTTGAGGTGTAAAACTCTGAAGCGCGTTCAACAAAAGCAAACTCGTCGAGATACAATAGATTAACAGACATGCCACGAATACTGCTACCGGAAGTAGCAGCAGCAATAATGCGGGAATTATTACTGAATTCAAGAGAACCTTTATTGAGTGCTTTATTACCTGGTTGTAAAAAGAACGGCAGGTTCTCGAGCATGAGTGTAATGCGAGATAGCATTTCACGCGCAGTAGCGCCCTTGTTTGCCAAGACGGCCACAGTTTTTTCGGAATTGAATATAGCGAACCAGAGAAGATATGCACAGGCAGATATTGACTTACCTGATTGACGACATGCGAGAACGACATTGAATCTATTATCCTTAAAGTGTCCAAACATTTCCTTTTGATAAGGATAAAGCTTGAAACTAACCAAACCTTTATCGAGAGCGATAACCTTTACATAATTTTCTGCAAAATAAACTGGATCATTCATGCACCTTTTATATTCTTCAACAAGCTCCGGAGTCCATTTCTCTTGAACTCCATCTTTTTTTACATTAGGATTCCCTTGGTATGACAGGTTCAGATTCTGCATCAATCACTTCATTTTCTTGTTTAAGCATCTTTTGAAGATCGGCTGTTGAACCTAAGAAATAATTATTCTGTTGATTCTCTACTTGCTTTACTTCATCACTTTTATGAATTTCTTTTTGTTTTTTATTCAAGTCCATCAGGCGATCATTCACATCAGAGACGTTCTTGATCATGCCTGATAGGACTTCATAAGCTCGAGGATGCTCGCTTGAACGAGCAACCTCTATCATGTCTTCGAGCGCATCTTTGCCACGCTCTATGAGTTGGTAATATGTCTCACGAGAATAGTCGTAGTCATTCTTTACATTATCTTTTTCATCACTCATCTTAGTGTGCCTTAAATGTATATCCTCTACCACTTGTAGGTGGAGTGTAAGTTACATCGGTACCAGTCTTGATGGTTATATTAGCATCTAAATATCTATAAGTACCTCCAGCTACAGCTTGAGACGCATAATTTTTCCAGTACTTATCAGAATTAGTATATGTAGCACCGGTGCCATCACCTACAGACGAATCAGACCATAATGGAGATAGATATAGGTAATATGGATCTTCAGTTGTTACTAAAGAAACACCAGGACGTAAAGCATCAGCTAAGCTAATATTGTCATCTGCTGGATCAAAAGTAGTATGAGAAGCAATAACACCAAAGTTTTGATCACTCGAGTCAGCCTTTGCCCATACACCGTTAACTCCCCAGAATAAACGATTTTCCCCAGTTGAGTCAGCTACTCCGTCAATTGCAATCATGATAATATCACCGTCTTGAATTAGGTTGCCAACATCACTATCATTTTTTACTGATACATTAGTCTTATAATATGGCCAACTTTGAGCTCGATCTAGGTCGTTACCACTACCAGTACGGTCAGTTCCATGGTTATTAATCATTCCTTTAGATAATATATCTAAATTAAATGATCTTCCCTGTGCCGGCGGATCCTCTGCCGATTGATACCAATTTTCAGGCGCAATTGTTAATTGAAGTCCGCCAGAAGCATGATGATTTCCATACGTTCGGCCAATAAAATCAACCGCTGGAGCATATCCGTTCGAATCTACAAGTTTTGGTGCTTCAGTAACTTCAATCTCAAAATAGATACGATCGTCTGATTTAATTGGCTGCGATACTATTGTATCACCACCTAAACCTTGCCGGCCAGGAGGAGGAGTAAAGCCCCAATCAACATAAGAAACACCATCATAGCCGTTGCTATCTTCTGCAGCACTTATATCGCTCCATCCTCTTGCTAAAAATTGATGTTGCATATTGCCTGAATTATTATAAGTCTGTGGTTCAATAAAATTTGTTTGCAATCGAGTTGGTCTATAAGTAGCCGTAGGACTGAAACCTGTAAAAATTGTACCAATACCCAATCCTACTGGATTAAAGTTAATTTGCCTAGACAAACCAGGGTAAGAAGCTTGCATTTGTTGTAATAAGGTTCTATTTGCAAATGTAATTAGATTCGTCTGCGCTTGGCTGGAATAGCCAGCCCAATTAGTATCAGCAGTTGAAGCAATGAGTTTTGCCATCCAAGATCCTAAGGAAACTTGAACGTTTTTGTTTTGATATTGATCTTTAATCCAAAAAGCCATCTTATTCTCCTACATCCAGGTGGTTATGATTAGATCATGACCGCTGTCCATAGAGAGGGTCAATGTAATAGTGTTTTTATTTGTCATCGTAAAGTCATACACTTCATGAAGTAAGATGCCATTTTTATACACCATTATATTTGATGAATCAAAGAGTAGTACATTACCACGAATGTCGCTATCAGTAAATACTCTATCACCTGAATCGGCTTCATAAAAGTATTTGTACATAGTTCCGGTAGCAGCATACTGTGAAATGTAGTTCGAATCTACTAGATCTTTGATGTAGTTTGAATCAGCTTGACCCTTGATATAGTTTGAGTCGATTAAAGCCAAAGTTTTTGCAGAATCGAGAGATCCTGCTAGCGCACTAACTCGAGTGTCGAGATCGGTAAAGTTGCCGTCTAGTTCAGCATGAGTCAGTTCAACGCCCTTAGTTCCTCTTAAAGTTATAGTCATTTTTTACTCCTACTAACGACTAGTTACTATCAATATATGTAGGCGTGATATCGGTTATGAAACCATAATCACTATCTGGACTGACTCCTATACCAGCCCCACTTGAATCGGCTCGAACTCTCATGCCCTGCACCGAAATATCAGAATCATTTGTACCTGCTTCCATAAAAAAGAATTCAGTATTAACTTCATTAATGATAGCAGATTCATTATCCACAGGTCCATAATATTGGACTTTCATATCAAAGTTGAGTGTATAAATTATGGATCTTCGTGACTGCATCGAGCCATCATAATCATCAGTAAAGTCTACACTCGTTAAAATAATTGGTATATCCTCAACAAAGTTAGGAAACTTATTTGGGAAAGGTTTAATCGTCAACGTATATTGAGGATTAAAAGTTGGTAAAATCTGTTCTACTACTTGTAAAGAATCATCATGAGACTTTGCGTATATATTTAATTGAAAAGAAATAGTATACGGGACTGGTGAATATACCTTTGTCCTCTTGAGCAATGTACTACCAGGTTGATTAAAATTACTGGTCTTCGTCAACTGTCGAGTGGTATCATAGGTAATACCGGTAATCTCAAATGATGCTCTTGGTAGTTTTATCGCTACTATCTCACCACCATTTTGTAAGTCAGTACTCTCACGAATTCTATCTAAGTACTTCTCTTTCGGTGCATAAGCTAAAGGTAGCTTAATTTGATTAATAACTTGTCCAGAAGAATTAGTGCGCATCACATACAAGTTATTAAACAGTCTACCGAATAAAGCGACTGCCTTCCTTGTTTTCTCATGATAGAAATAAGTACCAAACATTATTGATTCTCCGGATCACCAAATGGGTTTTCTTCACTAAAGTCTAAGAAGTCATCAGACTCATCGCTAAAGTTATCGTTTTGTTCATTCTGTGATACTTTATTGATCTCTGTAATACTTTCGACGAATAAGCCATTAAATCCACCACCACGTGATGTATTTATTATAGCAGAAGAATCACTAATCATAAAGTTACCAAACACTCCGTCATCACGACCCACATGTGTTAATCTTAGGTGTCTACAAGCGTCACCATCAGAATCTAAGATGTAGTCTACAACTTCACCTTTCATCTTAGCACCTGAAGGTAAAGTTTGATAAACGTCATCACCAATACGGTAATCACTATCTACGACTGATCCACCAACGAATGTAATTGTAGGTGTGGCAATATATCCATCACCTGAATCAGTAATACTAATAGAAGTAATACCGCCATTCAATAAACCATTGACTACTGCAGTTCCACTATCAACAGCATATCCATCGAGTAAGATAGTTGGTAGAGTAGAATAGTATGTGCCAGGATTAATCACGTCAATGCGCTTGATCTTTCCGGCCATGTTGACATAACCACCATTGACATATGCTGGAATCATATAGTCGCTGTCCATAACAATCTGCACTTTTGGTACAGTTGGTGCTGTCAAGCATAAATCATATTGATAAGAGTAATCTCTTTCGATATCATCGATCTCTGCGACACCAGTGTCAAGATCTTCGCCGCTATACTCAAAGAGCTGACAACGAAGTTTATATGTAGGTATGTCTTCGATCTGATAAAACGGCTGTTCATGCTCAACATGCATGATTTGGAACAATTTCTTCGTTAGAGGAAGATATATTAAATCTCCTTCTACCGGTCTTTGTGCCAAGATCTCATTATCATATCGTGCTACTTGATTTTGCCATCTCAAACGAGATACTATAAACGTTGCTTCGTCTCTGATCTCAACTCCAAATCTCGTGAAGAGATCACCTTCTCCATCAAACCCTTCTACATTCTCGATATACATCTCAATCTTATAAGATGAATTAAAAGTAGATTCTGGATCGGCACCAAACACATTATCATAGTTTACTAAATCTCGTGGGAGATAGTAAACATCTTGACCATAGATTTGTAGAGCCTCAATAACAAGGTTCTCATACAATTCCATCTCAGATCTAACTTTAGGAGTAAAGTAGAAGTTACGCGCCATATTATCCTACCATCATTGGCGCAGGGAATGAGAAGTCTTCGTGAATTCTTTCCTTTAATCTTTCGATCTCAGCCGTTGCATCATCATACATTTGTCTTCCATTAAACGTCACACCGCCTGGAAGTTGAACACCTTCAAATTTGATAAGGTTAGTACCCCATTGTTGTTTAATCAATTGAGTAGCATACTCTTTTAGCCACCAATCATTCCATACTGAGTTGTTCGATACGTCGACTAACTGATATACATCTAAGATGATATATTCGCCAATATTGATATCATCTTGGAAATCTCCATGTACATAAAGTCTATCTTCATGCCGTGACCATTGAACTTGTGGAAGACCATTTAACTTCATGTCTAAC